GACAATAATTCCTATTTTATTTCGGATTCAACCCAGATATACAATATAGAAAATGCCAGATAGCGCAATGGGCTACCAGCTGAAATCCCAATTCAACATTACCAACGCGGCAAGATTATACCAACCGAGGTAGACTATAGGAAGATTAAGGCACCACACATATGCATAAGAAATGCTAATAATGTGACAGACAACAACAGGCTCTACGCTCCATGTCCAGGAGGTATAAGCAAGGGCACGTGGCAACAGGTAGCCACACTACCAACAACACCCCCAATGAAGCCAGTGGACGGTATACCTAACAATTCTTCAGAACATTCAGAAATGTGCTTCGTGAGAGATGTAGGAGTAACAATACTGTACGACAACATAAGGTCGGAAATAGCACAAGCCGCCAAGAGTGGAAAAATCTTGATGATAATGTCTATCGGCCCAAAAATAATGAAGGAGATAAAGACATTGATGGTGATGTTATCAGAAAAAGGAATGCAAGAATTAAAACCAGTGGTACACTACATACCCTTCAAGACAGTCCATCATGAAACCAGCAACTACGACACTTAGGCCATAGACAACTATGACTGCGAATACGACATTAATGTAAACAAGAACTTAGCTATCAACAAAAGCGGTCATATTAAGATAGGTGACGCCTGGTTAGTCAACTACGCAAAACAAGGTGAATATTTCGGCCAGCTCATAGACGATGAGCTTTGTACAGAGATGGAGTCCGAGAGATTACTCTTGTCTAATGAACCCCTCCAAGCGAATTTAGGCTCGTCCCCAGAAAGAGGCCAAGCATAGATGGAGCGAAACACGGCACAAGCTGTCAGGAACGTTTCAAACAAGTCAGTGAGACTAATATCCGTTGATGTAATGTACTATATTGCTGATATAGAAGTACACTATGAACACATAAGTACTTACTGGACGTATCCGGAATACACAACTCAATTCACCTCACCTTTTAATGAAGTTGTAGTTTCAGTAAATAGTAATTCACGAGTGACAGTAGCCTCGCATGACACAGGGCTGGATACGTGGAAGTCAACAGGATATGAACATAGACTAGTGAACAAGCCGGGTGTCAACAACGACAAATCGAGAATGATAAGATGTATACCCTGGTAGAATTTAAAAGACAACTAGAACACTAATCTGATGCAGTACAACATCGTCAGAACTGCTCCAGGATCACCCATAGGCTATCAAGAAGTGCTAACGACAGCATTGAACAACATTGATAGAAATATAAGCCAAAAATAGTATCAGGCTTGGTAGAAATACAAGTCTCAAGGCGTAGAAATCAACGACATAGAGATACAATCAATGGCAAAGGTGATCTCAAACAATGAAATCGCGGAAACAACGGAGGAAACCAGAATAGCAATGACGGATATTAGAGATTTGATAGCCCATGAGAGGACGATAGATGTCTTTGCTAGGCATAGGGATAAGATAAAGAAGCTGTACATAACGAACAAACATCTCGATAACAAAACGAGATAGGCAATTGCCCTCGCATTCATAATGTTCGTGTATATCTATTTTGATATAGGCACAAAATTGTCAATAATAGCTTCTAAACTAGGCCCTATATACAGAATGCAAAGGGACACAGTGGTAAATAGACCAGACAAATTCTGGAGCGTCTATGGATACGATTACTCTGAATACTCTGTTTACCACGGATACCATGTCAACCGAGTGAAAACGGGTGAGTATTGCAACATAGATGATTATAACATGGTATTGCACGTGTGCCAGCCTGCAGTGGGCAAGGTGTCTGTCTGTATACACAGAAGAGGCTACTCCATTTGTACTGAATAGCCCGATAAGACAGATAAATATAGTGACAAGAGAGTGGGTGTATTAGAATAGCCCAGGACAACACCATAGTTGAGTTCACCTACAGAGGAAATTTAGAGAACAGAAACGTCATGGGAATACTCCGGGTCAATTAAGCTGTCTTATTAGTACCTCCTCTATTTGGCGTTGAGAGCCACATTCAATTATGAATACGCCATATATTATTGCTCCACTATTATAAGCGCGATAGTATTCATCAGTTCATTATAGATCTCCATTACACTAGAATGGTCAAGACATTCAGACAAGGTGAAGGCATCAGCAATGCACGAACTAATACGTCAGACTATAACGGCGAATGATGATATCCCAAACTTGGGCAAGGTGACAAGTAAATAGAACGAAAAATCATCATTTAATAACAGCCTGAAGAAAACATTAATCAGCAACAACTACATTTTTTGGATAATATTACTGGTTATGTATATACTACTAGTCAAAGTGTACAGCACTGGAATTGCTATGGTATAGTAGTCATACGCGTCAGGTTACTACTGCCAGATAAACTTCATGTTTGATTACAAAATAATTGTGGAAAAATTAAACGACTTATCTAACTGTCAACAAATTCATATCGTTGCGGGAAGCAAACCCAACACAGCTTTCTGTCTACCAATGGGACATGGAAAAACCACATACAAAAGGAAAATCAAACAAGTAGTTGATGTTGATGATTTATTTAAGCCAGAGAAAGAAAAGCTGAACGCGCTCAAAAACGCTAAAAAGTGGAAAGAATTATTGGAGGCCCAGAGGGGCATAATAGAGGCATGGAATCGAACCACAACTAATAAGCTGTAGATGTGTCACCACCCAGATATGGTGAGTGGCATAATGTCAATAAGCGGAATATGTAAATTGAGCCTTGCTTCAGCCACTTGGAATTGGATAAAGTCCCGGAAAAACATATTTTTAGCTTACAAGAATTGGAGAGATTAGAAGTGTTCGATATACAACAGAAAAGAGATAGACAACCTAATATACATGGCTCTTAGAACCACTGAGTACTATGCCCACAAGGAACTTACCCAGATGGACAATAAGTCACATAGCTAGATTGAGGCTAAATTTGTTATTGATGGCGACAAATTTGACTACAATAATGTACGTGATATCGTAGGGCTAAAAGACAAGTAGTCAAAGTTACCTATAAACAACTTAAAGAACACCACAAGAATCTCTGGATACAACCTAGAGGGCACGAACACTACAATAGAGTGGAGCAATAAGACTATAAGAAATGAAGTGTACGCTATGCTCAACAGACAGTGTTAGCCCAGGCTGAAACCTGCCCTAGAAGGATTAACAATGATAAAATATTGTATGCATGACATTGTAAAAGTATTAAAGGAAAATCTGCATTACACCATAATGGGGGCAGGTGTGATCACTTATCACACGCTAACTTCATGGCTTAAAACCAGAGTGCAATATAGTAAGTCCAAGAAAGACTTGTATGCAGCAGCAATAAAAGGGCAACTAAAGTGCCAAGACACTCGCAAAGAGCTGTCAGAAAAATTCAAGACTGAATATGAATTCATGGCTAAAGGCGGGGAACAGCACGCGTCAGAGGATAATAGCTATGTAGATGATAATGGATATCGACAAGGAGAGACCTCTAGACCCAGAGCTTTGTTTGCGGGAGTGAAATATACATTCGGTTTATTAACAATGTTCCAAGGAACCATGATCCAATATCTAAGGTTCCTATTCCCATGGTACATACACGGAATGACTTCAAACGAGCTATCTGACAGAATAAGCAAATAGATAAAACCTGGTTATGACTCAATAATGTATGACGGTTCATCATATGATGCACTACAACACCATTCTATAATGAGTATTGTAGACACACAATAGTGGACAGCCATATCTAAGCCAATGTTAAGAGAACAGAGGAAAACGTAGCCGGATTTATCTGATGCCAAAGCTGACAAGCTGATAAAAACAGCCACCTCACTGTATTGTACAGCAAGATCATATATTCGAGAAAAATCAAAAAGAAAGATCTATGCTAAATACAAATAGAAAGGCACGGTGTTTTCAGGTGCATCGAACAAAACTACGTTGCAAAACACCTTAAGAACAGGCGTCTATGCCATGGTATACATAAGAAATGCTGCAGACTAGGCCTTGAGCGAAAGGGCCATAACGCCCGAAGAGCATGCCGCATATTATAAAATATTGAACAGACACAACGCAAGTTTATTAAATTATCTGTTCATAGCTAGCGGCGACGATTGCGTCATATGGGTACAGAGAAAGATGACTCCTTATATAATAAGATCAATACGATCATTGACCAGTACTAAATCGGACAAAGACCAAGAGAAGGGGGTAGGTCAAGTAATAAAAGAAATCAGAGTTTCAGAACCAATGAGGATAGATTTCTGTAGTAAATGGAGCTACCCTAGCTCAAGTGGAATTAAATTCTTCAGAAATATAAACAATTGTGTGAAAAACTCATAGAGATACAATGGACAAGCCCAATACTTGACCGACAACCCAAAAGAACACAGCTGGTAGGTCGGTGATGCTCTAGTAAGAGAGTCAGGATCCGCAATAGCTCGGGAGATAGGTTAGGCCAGACAGAGAATGGGGCAAAAACCTAGTGCGGCAACGCACGAAAAGTGGAAATAGCTAAAGAATCGGACGCAATTGAAAGTCAATGCTGAATTTGACTTAAGAGAGGAATTAGAAACTTACCACCAATTCACCGGAAATTGCAAAGTTCAACTATTGATATAGCAGGCCAAAATGAGAAACGTGCATAATATAGGTGATAGGATAGTATTCTAATGGAACACAGACCGCATACGGTCAATAGTATGCAATGATCAACAAATCAAATGACCAAGCAACCAAATTGCTTTAACTCAAGAG